CTATGAGTACATGCTGTAACTAAGAAATAAACTCTATCATTTATCTTTTGTTGAACCTTGCCGATATAAATAACAATTTGATTCCCTGCATTTATGTCTAAATTACCTTCCGCAGATAAAGTGAATTTTTGTGTTGGTCTATCCTTTTGACTTAATAGTGAATGAGCATACATATCAAGTTGTGCTTGGTTCATACCTTTGTCAGATTTATCACAATATTGTAAGGTTCCCCAAGTTGCTATTGTATTCGGGTCTCTGTCGAAACCATAATCTCTGCTAACAACAGTCCCACCATTCTTTACAGCTTTACCTTTTTTATTAACTCTGTTTTCTTGATATATTTTTACTTGGTTATATGTATCTTCATCAATTGTAGATTCAAAAGTATATTTAAATATATTCTCATTTGAGTTTAAGATATAATCAGTTTTTAATGTCGCAACATCTATAAACTCAAGTACACCAAAATTATCTCTCATCATATACCACTTTTGATTGAACCTTAATTCATGTCCAATTCCAAAGTCTATTATATCAAATAAAGATTTACCATCATGAACTCTAGCAGGGATAATTAATGATGACGGAGAAACTACATTATATTTTTTAATATTAAAGTCTAAACATATCATTTCAAATACTTGTGATGCAGTCATTCCAGAGATTACATATATGTCTCCATTTTGTAAATATCTCATTTGGTCATAAGCCGTAACACCAATAACCTCTGTTTCATTAACTGTACTTGCAAATACATACCCATAAAATACACCTACGTCATCAACTACTAATTGAATTATAGCACCTTCATTAAAATATGTAGTTTGGTCGTCAACACAGTCAAATGTAAGCTTGCCTGGTTGTCCAACTATTTGGTTTTCATAACTAATATTGAACACTATATCACTTATATCTTTTATTACTGTTTTCCCAATATCAGGGTCAGTTTGTTGTAAAGTCATTTTTATGTTCATATGTTTTCCTATATTATATTTTGACCAACAGTTTTAATAAATTGTCCTGTACTTTTAGCTTCATTAACAGCTTTACTAGCCATTCCTTCGACTCTAGTAACTGTTTTAACGGCTCTCGTAGCAACCTTTAAGTTTTTCATTAAAACTAAATCTTTCTCTGTTTGTCTTGATGGAGATGGGATAACTGCATCTGCAACACCACTCACCTCATCAACTTTAATTATAGTTTTATATTGTCTAGTTCCATAATTTCTAAACTCTTTTAAATCTAATTTATAATAAGTATCAAAATCAGTACCATACCAAGTTTCAAAGTTTTCTATAGAAACTAATTTCTTTATGCTTTTTGTAGTAATAGAAATTTTAGGTACATTATCATATGTTGTATCTGTACCCATAGACATCAAAGATTTAACTTTATTTGATATAGTGTTGCCAAGATTCTGCCAATATCCTGCCGTATTTGAAGAGCGTGTATTTTTATCATACCCAACACTTGAACCAGCAAGACCACTAATGACCATATAAAGTGGTTCTTTATTTTCAAAAGGCTGTTCAAAGAAGTCGATTAATTCTTGGGGAGTTTTGAAATTATCTCCACTCGTAAGAACATAACCTGGTGCTTCTGCAATAGGGAAGAATGATTCAATAGACACTTCAGATAGTTTAGGTGTTTTTAATAAATTAACTTCACCCAAAGTTACTACCTCTTGTGATTGGTTATTCCCATTTGTAGTTATTCTTACTTCTTCAGGATTGACAGGTAATTGTATAATGTTGTTGCCATATTTGAAGAATATTTTAACATTGTTATCGTTACTACTTCCCATAATTTTCCTTTTAACCTAATGCACTATTTTGAGCATCTTCTAATAAACTACCTAAGTGATTCATAATTTTATCTGTGTCAGCCGTTTCATGAACGTCCCCAAAATTAGCATTTAATGTTGGAGCCATTTTAACAAACTTGTTGACATAATTAATTTTTGCAACTTCAACCAATGCATTAATATCACTATCACTTAATTTAGCATATAATGGGTTAGACTTGCTTGAACCTGGTGCTTTACTACCATTATCTCCGAATCCTTTGCCGTTATTTCCAAAGTGTGTTTGAAGTTGTAAACTTTTAGCTAACGCTCTACCAGCATCTAATCCTTGGTGGTATTGTTCTCCAATACGACCCTTCATAGTATTTTCTTTATAAACTCTGTCAGCATCATTCTTTATCCAAAGTTCTGTTGCTTCTTTTTGTTTCTTAGTACCTGTAGCAGTTTGTGCTCTAAGTTTAGCTGAATTTAGTTTGTGTAATCCCACATTGAATATGTCTATAAACATTTGAATTGGTGAGATTAATGTTTCTATAATTATTTGTTTTACAGAATAAAGAACTCCAATGAATCCTGCGAATATGTTTGTGTAAGATATTCCGAATGCATGTAAAGCTAATACTACCCCCATAACTGCAAACGCTACAAGCCCTAAAGCTCCTGCCCCTGTCATTGTAGTTTGTTGTATAGCTATTCTTAATAATGTAAATGATTGTATACACTTTAATACAGCCCATATTGGTTTCCATATGGCAAGAGCTAATCCTACTATTGCATGTGTAGCCAAGAATAAAATAACCACTCCAATACCTGTAAATAATGGTATTAAAGGGTGAAGTGTTGATTTTAAGTGTATCAAGTGGTCTAATAATCTATTGACACCGATTAAACATTTATTTAATACAGGCAAGAAAGCTTCTGCCATTTTTCCTGTAAATTCTAACCATTGTTGTTGAACAAGTCTTAATTGGTTAGCGAATGTGTCTTGTGTCTTAACGAAGTCGCCTTGGATTACTCCTGTTCTCTTCATGACATAGTTATATCTCAATGCAACCTTTTCGGCTTGAGACATTTCTTTCCACTTTTTCTTTATACCTAATGTGTGCATATACTCTTGCATAGTTGCAACAGATATATCAATACCTATTTTTCTTAATGGGATTACCATACCAGCCATCCCTGAACGTAACTTAGAGAATGCAACATCAATTGGTATGTTATAGAATGAAGCCAAGTCTCCTGCAAGCCCTGTTAAAGACATTGCCATTTCCCCTGCTTTTTTCTGTGCTATACCTGAAGATTGTATTTGAGATGCTAATGTACCAGCATAGTTCTTAGCGTTCATTTCGTTAAGTCCATAAGCTTTTAATGTAGTCTTTGCCCAAGCATCTACTGCACCTGAATTTTTACCATATGCTACGTCAACAATGTTTTGTACTTCAACTAAACTTGAAGCATACATTATCGCACTTTTAATCATATTGCCGAATCCATATACAACATTCATTGCTAAGTTAGCAACAATGTTACCGAGTGCAAATCTAGTTACTAAACTGTTTTTAACTTTTTCCCATGCAGTTGCTTCTTTCTTTAAAGAACGTGAAACTCTTTCTGTAGAGTTAACAACTTTGTTTTGAGCATTTTGAACCTTCTCATAATTAGTAGCCATCTTAGATAGATTCATTCTAGCTTGAGATAAATCTACACCTGTGTTCATCTTCTTCATAAGTTTAAGAGTAACCATTAATGCTTTATTTATGTTTTTTAGTGTGCCAGTAACTCTGTCTTGCAACACTAAACTTGTTTTTACTGAAGCCATTATATATCCTCTTAATTTAATGTATAAATTCCCAAATATGTAAACGTTTAAGGTGGGTTAATATCTCTTTGGTATGTTTGTACCTATTTAATATTTAACCCACCTTAAAGTTCACTGAACCCAGACGAGAATGAATATTTAAATCACTTCCGTTGAGCTTTTTTATCTCTATCAATTTTTTCTTGAATCAAAGCAATTACTACTGCTCTTTCTCCTCTCGACATATTTAATAGTTTGGAAGGTTCCCAATGTAATTCATGTAATGCAAAGTATGCATACCAAAAGTCTGATTGACCTTCCTTTAGTCGTTTTTTGCTTCTTTAACCAATTCTTCTTCGTCTTCATCGAATCCTGATAGTTCAGTAATTCTTTTAACGAGTTCTTGAATTTCTCCTGCATTAAGATATTTATATAAGAATTCTTCGGGTGTTCTACATCCCATCTTTTTCATATCGTCTGCAATTTTAAAGTTTGGTTCTATTGTATGATTAAGTACAACTTGTTCATTAAATGACTTGTTATCATAATCTATTTTGTTTTTCTTTCCAATCGCCATAGCTCTTGACTGATACCTAGAGAACTCGTCTCCTGTCATCGCTTTAATTGTGAATGTGTAATCTTTCAATCGCTTAGAAATAACTACTGCTTCGGTTAATCCATCTACAGGGTTATCCATTAAAAAATCTAATAATGATTTCTTTTCAGATGCTTGTTTACTCATGTTTTTCTCTCTTTCCTATTGTTTCTATTACAATGCTATTAAGCACTTATAGTGCTACTGGTTTATCAAAGCTACTTGTTACATCGAAGTCATCGAATGTGAAGTCACAATCTTCTTCTAGTACTTCAGCTTGAGTATCTAATTTTGCTAATACAGTTGTGTCTATATTGCAGTTGTATAAAACTATCGTTTGAGTACCAACACTTGATGTTGGGTCAGTGTTTTCAACTGTAATATCGAAGTTCACATCTATACCTGTTTTGTTATATGCAAGAGCTAATTGTCTGAATGCAGATGTAACATAATACATCGTCATTGAGCCTTTACCCTTCCAACCAGAA